GAGGCCGTTGAGACAGGCGGCACAGCTCCTGGATGACCGGGGGCTGCGTGCCAGCGATGCTGGCTTCAAGGCGTTCGTGAAGAGCGAGATGTTGCCAGGGTTCTCACAGACCTTCGAAGGGGCTACGGACCGAGCGGGCCGACTAGTTTCCATAGGGAATGATGTTTGGCCCCTTGAGGAGATGGTAGATCGGCTGATCCAGGGGCCGGCGGACATCACTCATGTTGTTGCGGGCCCGGTGCTGAAGCCGAAAGTGGAGGAGTTGAAGAAGCTCTGGCACAAAGAAGCTCTAGTGGTGTATGGTAGCGCCACGTCGGATGTTTTGAACCGCCTGCTGGAGAGGTTCCTTGAAGAAGAGGGAACCTTTGTCATGAGTGACTTCACGATGTTTGACAACTCACACAGCAATGAGAGTTGGGATTTCATGGAGAAGCTCTACGGCGCCAATGGGCCGGAATTCGCGCAAGTGATGGCCTGGTGGCGGAGCCCAAGGGGCAAGATAGGGCCCTTCAAGTACCAGGCCCCAGTGATGAACGCCAGTGGCAGGGACGACACGTCCTTGTCGAACGCGGTGCTCAATGGGTTTGCGACGGTGCTCTCAACGGCGGCAGCGTTGAGGGATAAGCCATTGCGAGAGGTCACGATTGGCGACTTGGCCTGGATGAAAAGCCGGGTTGTCATGAGCGTGTGTGGTGATGACAGCCTAACGCGCGTGCCCTCCATGAACCTTGAGCAAAGCCAGGCGTTCCAGCGGCGGTTGGAGCAAGGCCTGTCGCAGTTTGGATTCCGCGCGAAGGTCAAGACGACACAGCATTTTGAAGACGCTGTGTACCTGGGCATGCGCCCGTACCCCTCAACCACTGGGTGGCGGTGGGGGAGGACGATCGGGCGCTCCACGTACAAGATGGGCTGGCTGCTAAAGCCTGAGCAGCGGGACATGGCAGCGCACATCACAGGAGTTGCTGATCAACACTTGGTGTGCTCAAGCCACGTGCCCATCTTGGCGGATCTGGCAAGGCAGATCGTGAAGCTCCGAGAGGGGGCCAAGCGGTCGCCGGTTCAGCTTGATCCTAACAAGCCGTGGGAGTGGGTTGCTCCAGAGCAGCCGGAAGAATATGATGCTGTCACACTTCAGGCCGTGGCTGGCATCTACACGCGCGCGTCGGGGGTTCCCGTTGGCGTGCAGGACTTGGAGGCCTTGATCCGAGCAATAAGATCCGTTGAGGTCTTGCCAGCTGTCATTGATTCTAGTCTTTGGCGGCTAATAATTGCAAATGATGAGCTCTGAATTGGCTTGTCAGCAAGGCAAACTAACCATAGATTGTTAGTGTTTAGGGACCTTCTCAGCTGGTTTCTCATTCACCCAAAGCAAGCATGTCAAACAGTGCCAAGCAGGCAACACTAAAGAGCCAGCGAGCAGCGCGCAAGCGGGCGCGTAGACAGGCGAAACGACAGGAGGACCGGGTGGTGGCCATTGGCCGCCAAAAGGCGCGAAAGCAGGTGCAGTTGGCGCATCGACAATATGACACCCAAAAGGGGGCAATGATAACATCATTCCTCACTGCCCCTTATGATGCGACGTTGATGCGAATGCCAACAGTGGACATGCCGCAGACAGCAATCATCAGATTGCGTGATCAAATGTCTGTAAATCACATCTCGGCACAGATCCTTGACTATGACGTGGGTGACATGGTTTACTCACTGTACGGCCAACCAGGGAGGATGTTGGATTACGGCCCCGTGACCCCGGCAGGAGTCGGTTATTATCGTTGCTATTTCCAGCCGCCCGGGGCCTCTGTCCTGCCTAATGCACTTGCGGACCCGCTCTATTGGACGCTTTACCCACTTCCTAAACCGGGACCGCCAAACTTTTCACTGTCAAAGGCAGAGTACTGGCCACTAGCGAAGGTTGAACACACGCCCACAAACAGTTTCAACCAGATGTACACAGGCCAGCGACAGAAGGCGATTGGGATGTATGAGGAGAAGAATTACATCTTTCTTAACCTCTATG